ACCATCTGGCTTGAACAAAAACAAAATGTCAAAGACCGAAAGCGCATTACTGCGGAACGAGGGGCGTGGATGGCCGCATTCAAACAATGTGATAAATTTGTTAATGAGGCAACTGGTGTTGAAACAGTCAAACAGTCTGATTTGCTAGAAATCTATGCTGCCCAACAATGTATTGCTAACATAACGGCCCAACGGAGGTTCAAAGCCCTTCGTGATGGGGGTCAGGTCACCATTAGTAAACAAGGAACGGGTGGCCGTAATTTTGCGTCTTTATCGTGGGGGTGAATGAGTGAAAGGTGTATCAGTATTATTTGATAGTCAATTTGATGATGGCTGGCGTAGTGATATGGATATTATGCTAATCGCTACATGGGATGGCACGAAACATGAGATATATACTGATATTGGGGGATTATTCAAAATATCAAATTGCACAATGCACGATATTGGGGATTTTGACTACAATACTTGTCACGAACTGGCGGGGTATAATTTACATGGTGAATTCAAAGACTCATCGTTTGATATACTCAAAGAGGTAAAAAGGGCGAGTGCTGATATACTTCAAAACGAAGGTAAACGATTCAACCTTTATGACCTTGCTCGTTGGAATCGTTGCCAAACCACCTTATCAGTTATATCTGGTCATATTCACCGTTATCTTTTGTTCAAGAGGGGTGGCTACACCAAAGTAATTCGTTGGGCTATGGCTGATGCAAAACTGTGTTTCGATTTATACCACAAAGTAAAGAAAGAAAAAAGAGTAAAATTCTTTGATATTAAAACTGGTAAACACCCCTTTGCTGAAGTATCTTGGGGTATTGGTGACGAAGGAGGGGAAGAGGAATGACTGAATTAATAATTAAGGCAGGGCGAAGGAACATAAGACTGGCGACTAAATTATATTCTCTTTTATTAGAAGAGGGGCCACTGACCGCCGATGAAATCCGAACTAGGCTTAAAGAAAAATATCCAAAACTAAAATTCCTTAATGTTTCTGGCATTCAAATTGGTCAAGTTTTACGCAATCCAGTTTTTGAAAAGGCCGAATGGCATAGTAACTGTTGGTCGTGGGATGCTATACCACAAACAACCGACTAACGCTGGCGAGTGGGTCTTTCACCACCAGCACCTAACTGGCGGCGCATGGCTGGTCTTGCACCAGACCCACTACCACGAACCTTAGAGCGTTTGTAGCGGTTTGCAGTACGCTTAGATTGGTTCTTACGGGATTTACCCCACACCCTGCGTTTTCCCTGTCGTTCAGCACGACCTTCTAATGGATTCTTACTGTAACCACGGAACTTACCCTTTTCCATTGCCCGTTTCATATAGGGGTGTCCTACCTCTCTACAAGCCCAACAACCCGGCACATCCCCTTCACTCTCTTGAATATCCGCCTCACTCAAAAGGTCGCCACAGGAACGGCATTTCACTTTACTGGCCTTCAAGACGGCGAATCCAATACTAGCGGCTCGCTTTTCAACTTCGGCCTTGCCTTTCGCCACAAAGCGTCACACGCAGGGCATTCCCATAAAAAGATGCGGTCTCGACTACCAGCATAAAAGCCGTTTATACGCACCGCCAGTACCGACACACCACATTCCGGGCAATCCTGTTCGACCTTAGCACGATAAGACTGGACCAATATCAATACCCCGCATGTGTGTAAGATACACGTATGTCACCAGAACCTAGTGGCCCTAGAGGGGAAGATACGGTGGCTGATAAATCTGCAAATGTCAGCGTTTTACCACTAACTGTATAGTGCGGCCCTTCCTTAAGAGGACACATTGTAGCACCCGAACCAGCAAACCAAGTAGCGGTAATCAGATGCACTGTATTCACCGTTTCTGTTGCCAATGGGGTGTATGTGAGGGTGAGCGCACCTGCACCTGTGTAAGACAGCGTTTCTTTGGCTTGACGATGTACTGGCGTTAATTGATAAGCCCCTCCAGACCCCGCACCAATGGCCTTATCTCCTTGAAAGAATAAATGAGTTTGACCTGTTCCATGTGGATAGTCAGAATCAGTATTGAAGCCAGCGGGATTGCGAGCATAAACCAAACCGAGTTTATCCACAGGCAAATCCCCCGCAGTAAGGGCAGGGGTGAGGGAATAGTCGTTTAATGGGTCTGTGGCGTTACCTGCGCTATTGTATAAGCCAGTTAGAGGAATTGGACCACCACGGATGAATTGTCGCTTATCTTCACAGTTTGACACAACTAATGGAGAAGCATAGGCTACACGAACAGCCCCTAGAATACAAGATTGTTTTATCAAATGAGATGAAGGCATTTGGGGGAAAAGACCAGTGCTAGTATCAACAACTGTTCCACACACGAATCCTATATTATTCAATGAACTTGTTAGTTCAGGGTCCACAATGACGAGAACCCAACATTCTTGATTCGCACCAGTCGGGAGTACCATTCCCCCTGCATTAAATCGGGCGTTATAATGACCCGATGTATCAATGTTAATGGCCGAAGCATCACCTACTTCATAAAAGACTCCATCAAGACAAGCCACCCCTACATCCACAAAAATTGAATTGCTCGCACCACCTGTATTTTTACGCACACAACAATTGCCACTAATTGGGTTGTTCCGGTCTGTACCACCAGAATCTTTTGAGTAGTCAGTAAGGGTAATAGGAACAACACCATTGTAAATACTGTTCTCAAGGAAATTGGTCAAAGAGGCTGTGGATAACACATCACTATCCCGAAGGCCATCAGATTGCCATGTGGCCCCTGTACCTGTCTTTTCGTGTGCTTCGTTAATACCTGTTGTTCCCATTACCTAACCTCCATTATTATATCAATTCTAATCTCATTGGTACTATTTTTTGAGATTGGGAGGAAAGAGGCCCGATAAGCAGGGGTATCAAGTGGTGTTGCGCCATGAATAACCATTTCTTTAATTTGATTAGCAGAAATTAATTGAGTATCAAATAATCCACTAACAGATATGGTGCGGTCATCTAATCGTTGCACAGTCGGCGTAACCGAAAGGGCTACGTTACCTGCACCACCGTCACGGCTCGTTGCTTCACCACCAGTAGTACCAAGACTCATTTGAGTTATTAGTGTTTGAAGGTGCGCCACCAATTCCGCTTTTACCCCATCTAATACTGGCATTATTTCACCCTGTAAAACATTGATTTTGAATTTCCTATTGGGTCGGCTCTTGCAGATGTGGCCCGTAACTCATCATTATCTGGTACTGCGACAAGGTTGTTTGCTTTGAGAGTAACGGTTGTGGAGGTTACAGAAAGCACAAAACCCACTAATAAATTAGCACTGGTAAATACTGCATCATGGGGAGAGAACCGTAAGGTAGCGTCTATCTCATCCACTGCTAAAGAGGTTGTAGTGGTGGCACTAATAGCACCATTCTTTAGAACACCTGTTCGCCCACCACTTACACCAATAGCACCTAATTGTTTAGTGGTAGGAGAGCCACGCCAAGAACCACCAATGAGGAATCTGGTATTATTTACTATACGAGTCATAATGCGACTAGCCGCCTTGATTCGTATAGGTGCTGAAAATACCAACTCTTTTCTCTCCTTTGTTCGTGTTGAATCTTCCTCTATCGTACTAGATACTGACGACTGTAAATCGGCTAAAAGACCTTCAATACCTTTCTCATACTGGCCGATTACTAAGTTACTCAATCCCTTTGTATAATCGTGGTGAGCCTCAAATACTGCAAATTCACCTTTAAGCCGTTCCATTACAAAATCAACATTTATTATTTCACCGGGTTGTATGTCATTTGATTTTAATAAGCCTTCAACTCTAATTAAAGCAGCACCTTGACCAGTTCTAATTAAAATCCCTTTAGCCATACGGAGGGCTAAATTGGCTTCTCTTAGCCCCGGTACTGTTTCATAAGCAGTTCTTGTAACGCCTTCGTCACTACCTTTACCACCCATTTTCTTTTTTCTTTCTTTATCTATAACTTTACCTCTTACAGTTTCATTTTCGGCTATTTTGTCACCTTTAATAATAACTTCATTAGCCATTTCCAACATACCACTCACTTCTATCAATTGTGGCCCACTACTTGAGCCTACATTCCTATTACGACCAATAAAAACATTCGGTGAATAAAGAATTAATCCATTTTCATTTAAGAGTAATTGGTAGCCATCCATTTGTGATAAACCACGCAGTATATCCAAAACACCTATACCACGAGCCAACCTACTGACAAAAATACTGCTATGTTCAATGGTTGATTTCAAAGAGGGATGGGCTGAAAGGTATGAGGAAAGAGAACTTGTGGTACTACGTTGTAAGGCGGAATAAGTAGAATATACACCACTATCGAGTCGTTTTTGCTCTCGTGCGGGTGTATATGCTTGTACATCCATCCCGGGGATTAAACTACCTAAATCCTTCATCATTAGTAGTGCGGCATCAGTAGTACGAACCCCTATTGCAGTAATATGACCCACGGTTACTGGGTCCGTTATACTAATTCCAGATTTTGAAATTGTTTCTCCACTTAAATTTCTAAATTCTAATCTAGTGAAAAATGTTTGGTCATTATTGATATTTTTAATGCCACTTATGCGTAGTCGCTTGCCATAATTATCAATGAGATAAGGGGGGAACGAAGTTTCAGTAGCATTCATACCATCAATATAAACATTGGATAAACCACCCGTACCTTTACTTTTCATATATGATAAAACACCACTATTTTGTCCGTCACTTAACATGAAACGCTGTGGTGTAGCCATGAAAAAATCACTTGGGTTATAATGCCCCAATCCACGATAACTGATATTGGGTTTTAATATCTCACTATTATCACTATTAGTGCTATGCCATTTATTAGATAGGGTTAGGGCAACAGATACACCATTATCTATAAATGAAGGTAAAACCACAAGAGAATGTGTCGGTGGATTTAAGTTAGCAATAGCACTATCTAGCGTTAAACTAGCATTATTACCAAACCGTATTTCATAACCCACAAGGTCGCCTGTTGTTGAACAATCTCCTATTCGGGTTGTTGTTGTAAAAGTGGTTTCTGTTCTTGCAGTATAAGGTATTTGTCCCGATAATCCAATAATTATTAGGTTACCAGTAGCGGGGAAAGCGGTTGCGTTTTCAACTACTAAACTCGTTCCTCCGTCAAATTTGACCGTTGCTCTTGGACCCAAAATATCCATACTATAATTTGGTTGTTTCCCTACTGCAATACCATCTCTTTCTCTTCGGTTATATGGATTTACTACTAAGGTACTATCATTAGCATATACGGTTTCTGTTTGTGATAGTTTTTCCCCACCGCCGGGGTGTGTTGTTTGGGAATAGCGAGCATCAATAATTGAATGTATTTTTCCTTCTGTGTCTTTTCGTGAAGCATCTGATTTGAAATGTTGAAGCATATTTGCACTAGGTATGAGATGCCAAGTAATATCTCTTTCATTAGCATCAGGCCATTCTATGGTTGGTGACACACCATGAGGTGAAGTAATGGGTAGGATATTACCAACAGTTTTGCTAGTGGATGTTTCAAACATCCCATAACGCTTATCACGAGTAAATGGTTGGTGTTTGAAATTTGTTTCTGTTAAACTACTAAATGCCCCCAATAGCCATCCATCTTGATTTAGAACAGACCCATCAGTATCGTTTTTTGTTGTATAGCCAAATGCCTTCAATGGCCTAACCATTCTCATAATATAATCAGCACTTTTCCTTATAGGTTGGGCATTTTGTGTTAAACCATTAACATTATCTTTTAATGTGGCTCGGCTTATGTTATTATTAGCCGGCCTCTCAAGCCATGTCTTACGGAGAATATATACACCACCCCACGGTGGTAAATCACCACAACCACGAACAGCCCAATGGTCTTGAACACCCACACCTTTGAACTCTTTACTTGTATCAGATAATACTGCTGCACCTAAATTATTGTCACGATTCAAAGACCATTGTGGTTTTGAAAGTCGTTGATTAGGTTCACTTTGACCACCATAAGTTTCATTTGGATTAGCCGCCGTAGTAGTAATAGAACCTATTGATGCACCATATTTGGTCCATTTTGTTTGTTGTACCCAAGACGGCAATACAGGGAATTGTTGCCCTATCGCCAAATCACTATGAAGGGAAACTGCTTTTGTGCTTGTTACTTCATAATCAGTTACCTTACCCTCATTCCGTTCCGTTTTTGTTTCAACGACTAAACCAAGTCTTGGTGATAAATCAGATTGAACTTGCCGATGGTCAGATATTTCAGAAAGAGGAATTGGCATGGTCCCTCGCTCGGATGCACCACTTTGATTCTTCATAGCAAGATTTTGGCCCCATCCGTGGGCAGGGAAATGTTGGTTATCTCCCGAATTAACAAAATGGTCCACTGGGTGGGCGTTTAAGTGAAGATTAGTGCCTTTTTGGTGTATGAATTCATTACCAACAGAAGCCCCGAATGAGCCGCTTTGTGTTTGTGCCTCTACTGAATTAACAGCCAATGTTTTATCTCCTGAATGATGATTCAATCCAATGATTGGGTCTGAACCAGTGTTTACGGATTTGGCATGCAAAAACTTAGCACTACTACCAGTAGTTGTAGCGAATTCTGTTCTTCGTGAATCAACCAATCCAGCAGGTAAAGCAGTTGGCTTAACCATACCTAAGTCAGAATGTTTCAGAACCCTACCAATACCAATCTCTTTTTCCCCTTCAACCCATGCTTCATTAGAAAGTCGCCCCATACCTTCACCGCTTGTATGCTCACTAACAACCATACCAATAGGAACACTTCGTTCAACACCAGCATAGGCAACAGGCCAACGCCAATCAGCACCTAGAGTGACAGTCGGTATGTCTTGAACGCTATCGTGTTTGCCGCCATCAAAGCGAGCAGATTTTTGTATTTTTTGTTGGGTAGTGAGTATTTCATTGGGGTCGCCACTTAGCATATTGAGAGCATTACTACCAGTTTTGAATCCCCAAGCCCTTACAGGTAATCTGCGACTTACATCTATCGCTACCATTGCGTTTTCTGGTGTCGTTACTTCATTCCAAATGTATTCATCAGATGTACCCCTATCAGATAAATCAAGTATTCTTCGTGATACAGTTTTACGGGGGTTTAGACCATCCCCAATACCTTCCCCACGACTCATTCTCTTTACTGCACCGTGTTTCACAAAGTGTTGTCGCAATTCAAGGGTTCCACAAGGCTCACGAAGGCCACTATGACCCATGAGAACCGCACTAGCAGCCCTCTCACCCCAATTAGCACCATGACCCCCTGCATTGAGCGCATTATACCCATAGTTTTGCATCCATTGGAACGCATACAATCTTTCAAAGGGTAAAGCAGTACGAACAGAACCCGCCACTAATGAATTAGATGAAGCATTACGCAGTAATAGGCCACGAACTGCTGGATATGCTACTGCATTTGGCATTCCCGCTTCACGATAGCGGAACGACATGAAATGCTCACGACTTGTGCCGAATAGTGCAGGGTGGCTATATTCCGCTAACCAAGTGGATAGGAAAGCATCAGGAGTAGCACCGGAACTGGTATCACCAGATTTGAGTAGTGCCAAATCGTTGTTGGCCGATGGTTGCGTAAAATGCACTGCTGCTGCGGGGTTTTCAGTAATCGGTACGGGGATAGCCGCCGCATTAACCATTTCAACATCATGGGCGAAAAGAGGGGGTACTGTCGCTAATTCTGTCGCTACACGGGGTTGATGCCAACCTGCATGATGACCAAGTAAAGCGTAAACATGGGGTGTGGCCCCACTACCCGCTAAATCATATTGAAGCCACGCAGGGTTTGGGCGGCCACCCATCAATAAATACTGATTGAGGAAAAAGCCGTTGATAGCGAACTCTTCACCTGCATTATGACGTGTATTTACTGTTCTAGCAGAAGCGGCAGTAATAGCGATTGGCCCACTATGAGCAACATTACCATACGGCCCCATGCTCGTATCTTTACCATGACTACTACTTACGAAATGTGTTTGTTCAGAAGCACCTTCAACCTTCGTGTGTTCCTGACCGGGTGCAAACAATACATCAAAGGATGTTTCGGGATTAGCGGCGTAAAATTTCCTATGATTCGGTAAGCCGTTCCTTCCTATTTCACCAAGAGGAAAACCGTCAGATGAAAACGAACCAGTATTGTAGGTTTCTGTTTTGGCTTCTAAAGTGTCTAAATAGTACAATGTGCTACTTGGTGAGTCGGTTCCCCCATTGTATGCTGATTGGAAACCCCAATGTTTATTCTCCGTTTCGGCTTCAAACATGAGAGAATAAGCCGAGCCATGAGAACGATGTAATTGTCGTCTTAAGGATTTAGGTGTACCACGCATGGTAAGGGGGGTAATGAAGTGGTGGCCCTGCCTCCCAAATCGTATGCGGTGGTGTGGGTGCATAAAAGAGGCATCAACCCCATTTTGTGTATCTAATAATACTGAACCTCGTTCCACATGGTCATTAAGACGATGAGCAGAAAATAAACGAGTTGAACCACTTGGCACAGCACCAGCAGTAGCGTTGGTCGATAAACCAAATTGAGTAGTAAGTTTATCGTGTAAAATCCTAACAGGGTGAAAATACAATACCCTATCGTGTGTATCAAATTGTGTAGCACCACCGGCGGCAACATTATTAGGGTCAGTATTGGCTTCTATTGACCCCGGTGTGTTAGGATATGGTTCGGTTAAGCCACCCATTCCCCATGTTAAATTACGCCACGCCTGTACCCTGTCATGCCCACTACGCACAAGGATATTTCCGGGTATTTCATCTTGTGACGGTAGTTGTATTTCCATATTTGGTTCAATAGCACTTCCCGGCGTTGATGGTAGTGTTGTTTCAATTCCAGTAGTGGGGTCAACCCTATTTTTATTAAGACCATAATCCTTTATTACTGTACCAAAAGGAGAGCCACCTTGTAGTGTTAGTTTTTGACCACTATCATCCACTACCTGTAAATCATCCCAAACCCTCTCTTCATTTGATATATGTAAATTACCTATTGTTTCGGTATTGACGGCCCTTACAGTACGAAACGGCCTAGTGACATAACCTTGAGAACCGCTAGTATAAGTGCTTGAAGTTGATATGGTCGTTGCTTCACTTTTTAGCCCATGTTTCACCACGACTTTGTTAGCAGTAGCATCTGAATTGGTTAAATTAGTAATTGTGTGATGATTACCTACTGTGGCGTCTTTTAACTCTCCAAATTTACTATTTAACGTATGACCGTTTTCAAGGGCTACTTGCCATTTATTAATTTCTGATGCTTTGAATAACATTTCCCCATTTTCTAATGAAGTTACATAGCCAGTAATTGAACCAATAGCCGCTTCAAGTGTTATTACATTACAGGCACGATAAGCGACTGTGGCTGTTGGTATTGTTTTTTGTAAGGTATCACGAGTAATGTTCATCCTACTATAACGATTACCACCTGCTGTTGATGCTACTGGTGTTGCTACACTACCTACTGTTGCATATTTTGTTCCGACACTATCTAAGAACAATGAAGAATTACCTTTTAGAACATTATTATAATCTGCTAAAGTACCTTCACCACCAAATGCTTCGGCATCCCCTATTTCTTTAGTGTCACCGATAGAAGCCATAACGATAGGTATATCTTCGTCTAAATGTGTCTGTGTGTAATTAATACCTGTCCCCGCCGTATAATCAACCCGTTGAATATATACATAAT